CACTAGTATTCACAGAAACGGTGTCACCGTTCAGGATTGCTGTTGCGTAAGCAGGCGCGATTGGGATTTGACGGATCGCTCCGGCGTAAGGCAAACCGTCAATGCGATTGACAGGCTTGAAACCATACGTCTTATCAATGGTAGGGTATGCCATCTATAGACTCCATAAAAATTAAAGACCTTTACCGAAAGTGACTTCAGATCTACGTTCTTTGAACATAGGCATCCTTGGGTCATTCTCGCGCATGAAAGTGTTATCTACTGAAGCCATCTGCGCTTCCGCTTGTTTGCGGTAGTAAGCATCTCGCTGTTCTGTAAATTCCACAGGTGTTTTGCAAAGCAACAAACCGCCGACTTCAATACTGTCTGGAAACTTACCATTGGTAGTACCAAACAGACGAATCTCGGGATGGTCAGAAGCCTTAACGGGTTCCCAGCCTTCGCGTAATTTTCCAGAAATGTTAGTGGCGTCTTCTTTACCTTGTGTCGAGATCCTTATCCAGCGAAACGCATAGCCTGCCTCGGGGTTAGGGTCAGGCAGAAGTTGGGGTGGCATCCATTGTTTAGGACGCTCCACCAATTCGCGGGTTTCAAGTTCACGGGTCATACGGTTAGTTTTTTCCATTTTCATTTCCTCATTTCTTCAGCAACCTTACGGGCGTAGAGTTCCAAAGGAACCCCCAACCGCTTGGCGAGATTCACCTGTGTCTGCGTAAGTACGATTTTTTTAGGCGCTGTACTACGGGTAGCAGGTGCAACAACGTTGGATTTGGTACGTTGAGGTTTCGCATCAACGGACTCATCGGCTCCAAACTGATCCGAGAATCTTTCCCTAATGTCAGCGTTGATACGTCGATAGTATTCTTCGCTGCCACTTGGTATTCCTTCACCTACAAGATCTTCATGCAGGCCTAACGCGTAGGCCGTCATGCGCTTATTGCTTCCAAACCACTGATTTTGGTCCTGCCATGCAAGTAGTTTTTCGTCAACCGGCGCAGCTCTGGTAGGCTGTTGAATGGTTTGTACAGGAGTTTCTTGTTCCTGTAAAGGGGTAGGTTTAAAATTATTTACCTTATCCGCACGGATTTTTGCGGTAGTTAATGCTTCTTGGGCTTCAACCAGTTTGTCAGTATCCCCAGACTCATATGCTTCTCTGTACATACGTTTGGCAGTATCCACCTCATTAGATACTACACGTTTGGCCTGCTCCAAGAGCGCGGCTTGATTCTGATTAACTGAACCTTTAAGACGTTTATTCTCCTCAAGTACTACTTGAGCAAGCCTAAAAGCCTCCTCTTTCTCACGCTCCGCGGTTTCTTTTGCGCGACGCTCTTCGTGATAGCCCTTAGTAAAATGTTTAATTCGCTTCTGTACGCTTTCGTCGTATTTAGCCAACTCTTCATCTGTCACCTCTTTAGGGGGTTCGTCCATAGGCTTGCGGCCACGGTCTTCGGGGGGCGTATCATCCACAACTTCAATTGCGGGTTCGCCTTCAATCTCAAAGTCAACTTTTTCCTCGGCTTTGGAATTTTTATCGGCCTCATCAGGGAATTTATATTCTTCGTCTTTTGCCATGGTTTACTCCTTAGTTAGGGCGTTGGATGCCGCGGGGGTCTTGCACAACAGCCTGAATAGAATCATCATTGATAAGTCGCCATTCAGTACCATGGATCTTCATACGGGTTCCAGTATTTGGACGCACCAACACAAAGTCACCAACCTTACAGCTTGGGCCAGATGGGAATCTTGAAGCATCTTTAAATGCGTCTGGGCCAATTTTTGCAACAAACAGCACGGGGGATAGAAGCTCCTCGTGGTACATCGCAGTAGCTGACTTCAAAATACCAGTCTCGCTAAACTCCTCTTCAGCCTTAGGCAACATACACAATATGTGATACGTCGCGGGGTCAGGCACTTGTTTGGCTTTTTCTTCAGCGGAGGTATTAAGCACCGCGCTGAGATCAACCGCACTAACATCAAATTCAGTCATCGTCATATTCCTTAGTTTTTCGCACGAGGTCAGCAATTTCATACTGCGCGGTTTGCAGACCTCGGATATTTCCGCACAGTTCTCGATAGTGATCGTGGGATTTAGCTCCACCATTACTAACAATTTCAACTAATTGCTTGACGTGCTCGTCAAGCTTTTTATTCAGCACATCAAGCAAATTAGCCATGATTACTCCTTATTACTTTGAGTTAATTTCTGTAAATGCATCAAGTCGGCGTGGCCTAACTTCTGCTCATGGACTTGCCCGCCGTGAGCCATTTTTTGTCCGTGAGCTTGTTGTTGCATCGCCAACTGCTGTTGTTGTTGCTGCATCGCTGCTTGTTGTTGCTGCTGCATCGCTGCCATTTCTTGTGCATGACGATCCATCTGCTGCTGCATCTGCATGCGGTGTTGTTCAGCCAGCATGACTGGGTCTGGATTTTGGCTTCCCTGAGCTTGCGCTTTGAGTTCAATCTCAGCCTGTTTGAGTCGTAAGTCACCGTCAATCTTTTTAGCTTTAGTGTCAGCCTCTTGTTTCTTGATGGCCAACTCTTGCTGCTGCATTTGAATGATCGGATCTTGTGCTTGCTGAGCAGCCTGTTGCTGAGCTTGCTTGGCTTTATCCATTTGAAGAAGCTGTGTCGCAGCTTGTGCCACAAGTTTAGAAATTTGAACTTCAGCATCTTCATCCAACTTAGCGTCCGGAGCGGGCAATGTTGCACCAAGTTGTTCCTGAAGCTTCTGACGGTACTGGAATGCAACGTGTTCAGAAACGTGAGCCATGATCGCAGCTTGAATCTGCTGAGCCATTGGGTTCTGACCAATCTGTCCCATCACAATCGGGTCTTGCATCATGCTGGTGTGAACAGCGATGTGCGCGTCGTGATCTTGGTAGATAAACGCTTTTGTGGGCTTGCCAGTCAGGAATGACATGTTCTCAGACACAGGATCGCGTGGTGTCTGGTCATCATCAACGGGAACAAGCTTGTCAGCGTTCTTAATACCTAACACCTCGATCATCTGACGGTGCAACAGCGGTAAGTCATAAATCTGTGGTGCGCCTTGTGCCAGCTGAATAACAGCTTGGTACTGCATAATGCGCTGCGCCATCGTTGCACTGTTGGGGTCACTGACCGGAATCACTGACACCATGTCGTAGTCTTCACGCTTGGCTTGACGATCACCTTCTACTGGGTCGTAACTGTAGTCATCGGGCGTATGGTCACGGATGATGTCACGCAGAAGCTGAAATTCCTGCTTCATTGAGTAGTGGATGCGAGCCTGCACAGCAGACATGGTCTTGAGCTGACGCTCCAAGAGCGCTAATGTTGTGCCCACCGGAGAGTTTGCACTCATGTCACTGACGTTCATGTCAGCAATTGACCCCAAACGGCGACCTTCTTCAGTCACTTTATCCAACAATCCCGCAAGAACTTGTGACGGTTCTTTGTACGGCAACGCCATGATGTTGTCTTTAACCGAGCCTGATGGCACGTCCACATCACGGAACTCGCCGGGGTTTATGGGGGTATCGTCATCCTTGATACGAAGCCCGCGAGTCTTCAGGCCGCCGGGTAAGTTGCTCAATGTGCCAGCATCAATCAGCTGGCGAATCAGGGATGTACCAGCACGGGCGTAGCCACCAATCAAATGGATCAAACCCAAACCATAAGCACCGAAGCCGGGTACATATGTGTACTGTACAAAATGTTGGCGTTTTAATTTTTTCTTGTCTTCTTCTTCCCAGTTACGGCGAACAGCTAACACAGTGTTTGTGCCACGCTCAATAGTAATTACATAGGGTAGCGCAATGCCATCTTCGTCTTCATAACCGGGCAAGTCGTAATCGATATGCACCTCAAGAATCTGGTAGCGATCATCATCTGTCAATGAGTAACCCTGATCATCAGCTTTCTTCTTCTCGACGTCTGTATGAATGGCGATCGGCTCGCCCAGATCTTCATCAACATAGAAACCTGCAACTTGCAGTTTCTTCATTTCATTTTTTGTCTTACGCATTACATGCGTGAGGCGCTCGGCTGTAGCCGCGCTCGACGCACCATAAGGTATGATGATGTCTTCGGCGGGGATAAACATGGCAATCTGTCTATCTAGCGACGGATCAAAATAAACTTTCTTGAACGCAGCACCGGCCAGTCCAAGGTTGTACAACATGCGCTCATGCTCAGGGCGATACTCAGTCATCACTTCCGTGAGCTGGTAGTTCATGTCATCTCTTACGCGCTCCGCAGCCTGTTCTTTAAGTTTATCAATGGCTCCAATGATTTCCGTTTTGACAGGGCCTGCAGCCGGGAACGTCTCAATAATCGTCTCACTTTGAAACCTGACCGCCGCCTCCGTGAGTACGGTGGAGAACACGCCGCAAGCGCCGAGCCAAGGCTCCGTTCTTTCTTCATATTTCATCCCCAAAACATCAAGACCTTTTACATACATATCCACCCATTCTTTTCTGGATGCAATGTCCGAGTCCACCATCTCAATGATGTCGCTTGCTACTTTTTGTAACTCACTCGAGTCCATTTCTTCGGCAAGGTTAGCGTCAAAATCCTCGCCCCCCTCATCGGGCATCAGGTCAATCTCAATCCCATCCATACCAATGATCACACCGTCAGGGTTCTCAATCTGAATCTCAATCGCGCCGCCGCCGTCGTCCTCTTCAGGAGCCAGTGCGTCTAAGCCCAGTGGGGCTTGCGACAATGAGGGGAACATACTGTTTGCCATATCTATCCTTAGTAAAACGCAGCTTTCTTGCTGCGGAAATATCTTGGTTCATCGGGTTCATCACTTGGTAATCGGAGGAACCCACCTTGGCGAAAGCGCATTAACGCAAGAGTTGTTGCGTCAACTAAGTCGTCATGCTCGCCCGACGGAAACGCCGCGATCTCATCAACCAATTCTTCAGCCCAACGAGTGCGTGGTATCCATACTTTTCCCGATGCAATTATGTCCGATACTGCGTTTAAGCGGGCGATTTTGTCTTGGCCTTTACTGGGTGTATACTCCTGCACAGGGATACCCATAGCTCGTAGCTCATATATGAGAGGAGCACCCGTGGCTTTCTTTTCAATCAGCATCCCGTCGGGTTCCCACTCTCTATAAGCAGCAAACACATCTTTTTTCAGCTCCACCCATTCAACACGTTTCTTGTACGTATCAAGTAGTATAAGATTGGGCGTTGAGTTGTCCTCATCATTTGTAAATACCCCCCACGTCGTGCCCGCTGAATAGTCGGCACGCTGATTCTTCTCAAACGCGGTATCCCATGTCTGCAAAATGTAGTCACATGATGGCGGTTTCTCGTCTTCCCACCACTGCCACCAGTCTCGTTTAATAATTGCAGACTCATTCCCAACAGGATTTTGCTGATACTGCGCTTGCCATTTACTGTTAGGCAGCTCCTCCCGTAAAGCCTGCAGCTCCTCTAAGGACCAAAACTCAGGCCATAAGGGTTTACCCGAAGGCATGATGGCGGGGAATTCAATCACTTCCCACTGCTCTCCACCGCGGGCAGCGGCAGCTTTAAGCACCTGACCAGTTAAATCTCGCTGTGCCCAACGGGTCATCACGATCACGATTGCCCCGCCCGGTTGTAAACGCTGACGTGGACCTGACGTATACCACTCTGTTACTTTATCAAACACATCTGGGTTGCTGGCGGCTAGTGCGGCCTCTTGTTCTGAGTGCGGATCATCAATAATCAGCAGGTTTGCACCCTTACCGGTCACCGTACCGCCCACACCAATCGCAAAATAGTCGCCGCCTTTGCTGGTATTCCACCGACCAGCGGCTTTTGAGTCTTGTTGGAGCTCTAAACTAGGGAAAATGTCCTTGTAAGTCTCGGAATCCACCAAATTTCGTACTTTTCGGCCAAATCCGACCGCTAATTCACCCGTATTTGAGCTTTGGATGATCTTTTTATTAGGGTATTTACCTAGAAACCATGCCGGAAGGAGGTAACTTGCAAATTCTGACTTGGTATGGCGGGGTGGCATGTTGATAATCAACCTTTTGCACTCACCACGGGCTACTCGCTCAAATGCTTTAGCCATAATTTTGTGGTGCCTACCCGAAATAAACTCAGGCCACACCTTATTTACAAATCCCATGAACGTATCTTGCGCAAGTTGCTTCTCCAGCATACTCTCGCGGCGGGCAAGGTCAGCAAAAATGATATCCTTTTGACCTGCAGATAGCTTACCCAAGTTTGCAAGTAGTGCTTGAAACTCCGGATCTAACTTACCCACATCATCAAACTCATCAGACATCAATCGTGTCCTCTTCTGGCGGTTCTTCAGGGGTTATATCTTCTATAACCTCCGGATCGCTAAATTCTTTGCGCATATCCAGATCAACAGATGGCACATCGATGGCGTTTAGCTTCATCATCTTACGGATCTTGTCCTTGATAGCCTCGTCAATATCTGCTACGTTGTTATAGGTAACAGTAATCTCTGTTTTCTCTGAGAACAGGCCAACATCGCTAATCTTACCCAGCATCTCTGCAGCCTTGATCTCAATGCGCGGGTCACCGCAGCCAGCCAAATCAAGCAGCTTGTTGGTAACCACTAACCGCAACTCTGCGGCATCTGCAACAATAGGGCTGTTGTACTCGCGCAGCATTGTCCCTATGCGTTGTGCAACAGGGAGAGACTGCAACTTTGTAGATACAGTATGTTGAACTTTTTCGGGGTGTATGCGTGGCCTACCGCGTTTGGGTTTTTCTGACATAGCATCTTCAAACTGTTGTTTGGCTATCTCAGAGAATTCGGCGAATACCTCGCCCGCGCCACTTTCTGACTCTGGCGTTTCTTCTATAACTGCACCAAGCCCCTTAATGAAAGCGGCAGTATTGGCAGCCAACTGCATGTTTTCACGCAGTGTCTTCGGTTCTTCC